GCTGATATTTGTAATAATTTTGCATGCAGACTTTGGAAAAAGATTTACCCAGATAGCAATCTTTATCCTGAATATTTAGTTCATTCAGATGATTACGTTTATGCTGTGAGTTGTGAAAACAATGAAGAGTTTGAAAAATTCAGAATTTTACAAAAATCATGCATGAAACTATGTAATATTACTGATAGTTCCAAGAAAACAAATTGTCAACAATACTTCATGGAATTTATTTCACTAGTTTCTTTTAATGGGTCCTTAAACTATCCAATGATAAAAAAAACAAAAGAATGTTCATCATCTTTACCTGGTGATGATTTTAAGAGAGATTCTGATTCAGTTTGTTCAAGAACAGCAGAGTGTGTAAGAGTAGGGTGCGATGGTTATTCTTCTTGGGTTTTTCACAGGATGCACATGCTTTTACTTAGAAATCTATACAGTCTTCATGTTAACGGCAATAATGAAATATCAGATATATACAACACGCCTGTGGAGTCTTATGGTCAATCGGACATGTTACCATTTATGTATTTTTTTATCAGATGGTGACCCGAATAATTATAGAATTTTCAAATATTCAAAAAGTGGAGTAATTAAAATAAAAAAATTGCTTTCTATTGAAACTTTCAGTCTTGAAAATGACAGCCAGATACCATCACCAACGTTTTTGTACAACCAAAAAAACAGCATAATAAAGGATTTGAGGAAAAGCTTGGGTTTTAGTGCTGATCAGGCAATGAAATTTTATGAAGAAAACATAGTTTATTGTTTTATGAAACCAAACAACATTAATGATTACTTAACATGGCTACTGGCTTCATATTATAAAAACAGTTTTGTAAAGGCATATAATAGGGATAGTAAAACTGTTCGACTATTGAGATTGTCTTTTTATTCAAAATCTAAATGCTGCACGTTCATGAATGATATTGATCTTTCTAACTTTTATTTAAAAAGAGAAGAAATTGATAATATCATTACCAAGAGGAAGTTTGATGAAGAAAAATTAATGACTATTAAAGAAAGCTGTGCATTTATTGAAAGTTTGAAACCAATGGAGATAGAGAGTGATGAACTAGAAAAGATAATTTTAAATGGAGATTCTACACCAAGTGTGCTTTATGAATGGGCAGATAACGCTGTTTTGACAATTATAAACAAACCAGCTATCCAGAGTAAAGTTGCATCCATGACACCTTTAAGAACGAATTGGATTGGAGTTGATAAAGATGTAAATCAAACAATAATGTATGCGTTGGATGAAAAAATGTTTACAAAAAATTACCCAACATATTCCAACATGAAACTCATTGAAACAAACATTAAAAGGATAGAAGAATCATTACCTGGTTTAATAGACTCAGTTAAACAACAAGATTTAAGTTTTGAT